CTCTGATACCCAGCCTACCCGGTAAAGGTAGCGGTTTACCTCGCTGCCATCGGTGGCGGCGGTTGCTGAGCCTAGGCCGCGTGGGGCGCTGACGATGAGTGCAGTGGTTCCGCTCTCGTTGCGTCGCGCGCTTCCGCCGGTGTTCAGGTAGTAGCTGGGATCGGGCTCGAATACCTGAGGCGCGGCGGGTCGGCTCTGCCAGGCGTAGGGGGTGACTCGCTTATTGCCTCGGAACTTGAGCGGCTGGTCTTGCCCGTTGATGATGATCAGGTTTGGCCCGTTGGGGATAAACTGAGTGCCGGGGTCCGTCACCTTCGGCGGCGTGCGGTTGATGTCCAGGTACTCACGGACGGCGAACAGTGATCCGGTGCCGTCGTCTATGCCGTGCTCCCAGACGAGAGATCCATCAAACTCATAGAGCGGATACGTCTCGGCGCCTTGGTTCCGTGTCCAGACATAGAGGCTATAGATCGGCTTCACGTCGTTGGCGTTGATGCGAGTGAAACCGGCGGTCGGGTTGTAGGGTTCCCAACCTCGATCCCGTATCCAGCCGGTGCCTTCGTCCGTCACTCGCATGTTAACGAGCTCGCTGGCGCTGGCCGGCGTCGGGGTGAGGCGTTGGTCCAGGCCGCCGGCGGGGTGAATCTTTCCGCGCGTCGTCTTCATTCGGCTAGCCGTTGTGTGTGATGTTGTAGATTGTCGATCCGTTGCCATACCTGAGGGCGCCGGTGGGGAACTGTCCGCGCTGCCATTGCTGATCAATCTTCGTCATGTAGCGATGCTGTAAGTCCTTGAGACCTTGGTCGCGCTTGCGCTGGTAGAGCTCGCTCATGCTGGCGTTGTTGCTCTTGGTGAAGACGTGCACTAGTGCGCTATAGACGATGACACGGTGAAACTCGTAGGGTAGCGGCGGCGTGTCCGTGTCGTACCTGAGCACCGGCGGCCTCACTCGGTAGCGTAGCTCTACCCGTCTGAAGTATTCCTGAGGCCGGTCAAGGGTGCCGGCTACCTCGCTATAGAATCGGTCGTATCCATCGATACGCGGGTATGGCCTGATGCGTCTGATCTCGCCGTCATACTCGGTGTATTCGCGGTTTCCAGGGTAGAGGCCTAGCACGTAGAGCAGACTCACAGAGCTCGCCGTATCGGCGGCGAGTACCTCAGTGTTCATCGCTGCTGAGGCGTCGCCGTTGGTGGCGGCGCCGGTGGTGACGGCTAGCCATTTCGGTTCTCCTAGCCGCTGGCCTGTGTCGTGGTTGTAGTTGGCATTGAAGTAGAGGCGTTTCCTGAGTCCTTCGAGCGGCTCGGGGTTGCCTCGGGTGGCGTGGCTCGTCGGGCGCGCGGCGAGTGGTACGCCGTCAAAGCTGCTGAATGAAACCGTCGCGGTGTAGGTGCCGACCACTCCAACGGGTGCGGGTACGGTGCCGGTGATTGGCTTGCTGAGTGCTCCCTCTTGCCCGTCTGGGCTCATCAGGCTGTATGCAAACTCATAGCTTTTACCCTGAACAAAGCCGCCCGTCGTCGCAAGCTGGAACGATACAGCGCCGGTTTGAGCTGGCGGGATAATGCGCGGCGGGATGGGAAAATACATCTCAGCATAGTCGCCGGTCCGGTCTTCTCTGAGGCCTAGCGATTCCTCAGGCCGGTTGCTCACTGCCCAGATTTTGGAGTGAAGGGGTCGCCCGCTTCCGACTATCGGCGCGTCGCGGTGGCTGATGCTGAGGATCTCAACGGCGTCGGGTGGCAGGGTGTAGTATCGAACCTTGATGGTCCAGGCCTGGCCGGTGAGGGTGGCGGGGCTCGTCGGCGGTGTGCCGGTGGCGGTGTGCCGGATCGGCTCGACGGTGCTGAGGGTGGTGGCGCTGAGGATCTGGAGAACCTCATATTCTCTACCGTCTAGCTCGATTAGGTTCCCTTCGATGAGCTCGGCGGCGCTGAGTAGTGAAGGGACCGCCGCGCTAAAGGTTACGATTCTCTGCCCGTCGTTCGTCGAAGCGGTGGCGCCGGCTCGGGCGCTGGTCAAGTCCGGGTGTACTTTGAAGTAGGTGAGGCGCTGGGTAAAGTCCCATCCTCGGGAGCTCCATACTTCAAACAGTGCCTCATTTAAGAGGGCTGTCATCTGGTCGCGGTAGGCTGTCTCTTCGGGATCGAAGTCGGTGAGGTTGGCGATCTGTGACCGCATGCTTTCAAGGTTCATCGTTCCATCCTAAAGATAAGCCCCGCCCCTATCGCGGCGATGAGGGCGGGGCTGGCCTGTGTGGCGGTGAGTGCTGGCCTAGAACTTCCGGTAAATCCAGGCGTTGCACTTGTTGTCTGCCTTCGTCGTCAAGGCGACGCCGAACACAGGGAAGTCAGCGGCGGTAGCGTTCGAAACCTCGCCGGCGGTGGTTCCTGCTTCCAGTGCAACGCCGGCGGTGACGGTGCCGGCGGTGCAGTTGACACCTTCGACGTAGCCAGCGATGACAACATCAAGGGCTTCGCCGGCGGCGGTGGCTGCTTCGATAGCAACGCCAACGGCGAGGGGGTTTCCGGTTGCGACGGCGCCGGCCTGACGAACATAGACAACCTTGGCGGCGCCGGTCTGCGACACGTCAAGCATCACAACATCACCGGCGGCGATGGCAGCGCCGGCGATGAATCGCTCAACGGTTCGGCGGTTGCTGACGGTAGCACCGAGATCTGCGCCGGCGGCGTCGGTGGTGTCGAGGTACTGAAGGGGGGTCATGGTAGCCATTGCGGGCCTCCTGATCTAGTAGGTGTTGCCGCCGTAAAGAACACCGAGGCTACCCAGGTGATCAGCGATGAGCTGCTCCTTGTGGTAGACCTTGGCGACGCGGGCCGTGCTGCCGATGTCATGAACGAAGTCGCTGATCGCGTAGTCTGCATCTTCCATGATCACCAGCTTGAGCGCGTCGAAGTTGATGAAGTACATGGAGTATTCATCATTCGCGGCGCCGCCGGCGTTGGCTGGCATATCGGCGTCCTGCTCGACAAGGGCACCGGCGAAAGCGAGCGCCATACGTCCACCGTCCAGAACCTTCGGATCGATGTACCGCTCTTGTGCCTGTAGGACGCGCTTGTAGTTCGCCATGGCATCGATAGACGCGATGATCAGGCCGATGTCTCCCATCGGGGCGACGGCGTTGGCGTTCAGATAGATCTGGTTCATCGCTGCCAGGCCGTTCGTACTGAAGGCGCCGGCGGCGTTGCCAACCTGATTCTGCCAACCACGGGTGGCGGCATAAGTGGCCTTGCTGATTCCGCCAATGACGTTGGTCTGGAGACCTACGTCATTCTCCTCAAGGAACCCGGTAGCGCTACCACTGCCGCCGGTGTTGCCGTTGAGGGTGTTGAGGTCGGTGAGGATAAGGCTGGCGTTGCCAAGAATCTGCTTGTTGCATTCGCGCTTAAGCAGGCCAAAGACCGACTTTGTACGGGCCTCCAGGATCTTGATAATCGCCTTTGCACCTCGGTTCTCAAGCTCCTCTTTCTGGGTGATCACGACGGGGGCGACGTAATCACACCAGTCGTACACAGCGGGGCGGAGCGGATCGCTGACGGCGATGTTTACCGGCTCGTAGCCTGTCGGGAGCTGGGTGATCGATGAGTGCTCGGCAAGTGCCAGAGGGCGCTGGATCTTGATTCCGCCGTCTTCCATCTCGATACCGCCCATGGTGCGGGCGTGGTCGAGAAACGGAACCTTCTTGTAGAGCTCGTCAACAAAGCTCTCTCGAATGCTGTACAGCGTGCTGCTCAGCAGGTCATTTGTGATAGCCATTGGTGGCCTCTTGTGTGTGGGGGTGTCGTGTGCCTTGTCCGCTGCTGTGGTGCGGGGGCTCGGGTGTCCTCACACTGAGGGTCCGGATTCCTGCAATGGTAGCGGGGGCTTGTGGGTGGTGCAAGTGCCTAGCCTTTGCTTTGCTGCTGGTGCCATTGGTAGGCCTGCCAGGCGTTGCGAAACTTCGGCGCGCGTGTGGTGCCGTTGATGGCCTTGCCGGTGCTCGTCGCGCTGAGGGTCTGACGTGCGGCGGCGCGCTGTGCGTTGCTCTGCTCGCGGGCGGTCTGCTCGCGGTTGGCGTGTACCCTGCCGCGTGCTGCCCAGTAGGCTGTTTCTAGCTTCATGTCTGGGTTGCTCTTCAGCATGTCCACGATCCGGCTCTTGATGTCGGGGTCTGCCGTCATGTCGGGGTGGTCGGTCTTGAATGTGTCGAGCTCGGCGCGGCGGCGCTGGCCTGCTAGGTCGGCCTGCATCGGGGCTAACATCTGTTGCATCATCTGGGCGGCGCGCTGCTCGATGAGTGAGCTGAGCCCTTCCTCACTCCAGGGGTCGAATCCTTCGGCGGCGCGTGGGTCGGCGCTGGCCTTCTCGGCGATGGCGGCGGTGGCCGGCGAGTCTGCCAGGATACCGCGCTGCCTCACGAGCTCGGCGCGCTGTGTCTCTAGATCTCGTCGTAGCTCTGAGAGCTCGGCGGTCTTTCGGCTGTAGGATGATCGGAGGTTCTGCACGGTGCGCCGTCCGTCCGGTGTCATCTGATCTAGGATCTTTTGATAGCCAGGTAATCCTCGGTGCTCCCCGTTCATCTCCTCATGCTCAAACTCGGCGGCGGCGAAGTCGGCGATATTAAACGCCGGGGCCTCGGCGGTGGTGTCGGTGGCGTCGCCGGTGTCAGCGCCGGTGTCCTCAGCGGGGGCGGCGGTCTGGTCGGTGGTGCTCATGTGTCTGTGTCCTCGGGGGTTTACATGCGGTCCATGAATAGGGCCTCAACGGCTTCGTCGTCGGCGGCGGCGGCGGCCTCTTCGTTGTCGGCGGCGGCGCCTTCCTCTTCTTCTTCCTGCTCTTCTTTCAGAAACTTTCGGAAGTCGCGAGATCCGGCGGCCATGCGTGCGCGGGCGCTGACTTCTCTGAGCGCGTCATCTCCGCTCATGCCGTCTAGGTTGATGCGCATCTCAGCATCCAGCACATCGGCCTCAACGGCGTCGTTGATTGCATCGATGACGGGCGGCATAGCTCGGGCGATAGACTCGGGGAGCTCCTCAGCGGCGGCGGCCTTCTCTGCTCTGAGCTCTTTGAGCATCTCGGCGGCGGCGGGTCCGTAGTGGCTGAGCGCCTGGCTGAGTGCCTTGGCAACGTCGCGGATCGCCGGCGCTGTGAATGGTCCTTCTGGTGCCATGGCCTCCAGCATCTCGCTCTGTGCGGCGTTGGCTTCATCGATGAGCGGGGTGAGTGCGGCGGCTTCCATGCTGTCTGGGGATTCCATGGGGGGGCTCCTAATAGATTTCGTCGTAGGTGCCGGCGAGGCATTCGCCGGCGGGCATGACTTCGGTAGAGGCTCGGATCTGATCGCCGTTGTTGCGGTCTACAGCGGCGGCGTAGTCGGCGGCGAACTTGTCGCGCTTGCTCTTGGCGGCCTGCTGCTTGGCGCTCTGGTCTTCGAAGAAGTGGGCGGGGTAGTCGCTGAGCGGTGCAACGCCGGCGGCCTTGATGGCTGCATCGCGCTGCTTGCTGTTGTAGTACGTGACTCCTAGGCCGGCGTCATAGTGTCCATTGACTCCATACTTGCCGGTCTGATCTCCCCAGTATCCAGGGGTGACGGCGATGAGCGGCATACACTGGCGGGCGCCGTCGCCACATTTGCAAGGGATGGCGGCGGCGGGCTCCTCGTGAATGCTGTAGAGCTCCTCGTCTGTGTGCTTGCAGTTCGTGCAGTGGTAGCGGTGTAGAGGCATCGGTCTAAACTCCTGCGCTGGTGAGCTGCTCAACCAATGTTTCGGCGCCGGTCCTGCCTGTTGGATCGCCGGCCTGATCTACGGCCTCGGGTGCCTTCCTCAGCGTCGCCGTATCGACGGGCTCAGCCGGCGGCGGGTTGAAGTCCTTGGGTAGATCGTACTCTCTGATCAGATATTCTCTGATGGCCTCGGGTGGTACGCCGGTCTGACTGAGGACGGGTAGCAAGCTGAGAAACTGCTGACGTTTGAGCGCGTCGCTGAGTGGGGTGGCGGCCTGATCTAGCGCGCTGTATCTGAAGCGTCCGTCTAGCCGCTCGGGTGTGATGACGTGAGGCCTTCCCTTGACCGTGACGATACTGAGCTCATCATCGTCGGCGAGTAGGTAGAGGGTGCGGACGTATGTTTTAGCGAGTACCTCAAGGGCGCTATCGCGCTCTCTTGCCAGGCGGCCTAGGGATGAGGCGGCATAGTGAGCGAGTGCGGTGATCTCGGTAGCCGTCGCTTTCGTTGCCTCTCCTCTCATCGCTGGGCTG